ATTGGTACTACTGGCGTTGGCGGTACTCTTATTTCTATTCCTAACGGGGTAACTGCTCAAGTATATACAGATGGCACAAATACATACTCCGCCCAAACTGGCTCTGCTGGTAACTTCTTAGTCAATGGTAACTTAAACGTAACAGGCAACCAAGTAGATGTAGGCAATATGTCTGTAGGTGGTACATTTGGTGTTACTGGTACTTCTAGTTTAGCTGCGACTTCTTTTTCAGTTAGTCCAACCGCACCGACTCCTACAACTGGGGATAACTCAACTAAAGTAGCTACTACAGCTTTTGTTACGACTGCAACGGCTGGTCTTGGTACGATGGCAACCCAAAATGCTAACAATGTAGCTATTACTGGCGGAACAATCGATGGAGTTACTGGCACAGCTTCTGGTCTTACTGTAGGTACTGCGACAAATGCTACAACGGCTACAACCGCTACAACCGCTACAACCGCTACCACCGCTACCACAGCAAACAATGCTTTGGCATTCAAAGGCCAGACTAAATTAGGTCTTGGTATTACTGGTGAAACTTGGCATGATGTTACTGGCTCACGCAGTCAGGGTGTTACTTATACAAACTCTTATGGCTACCCAATTCAAGTTCAAGGGAACTTTGGTTGTAACGGCGGTGGTCAAGGGTATATCTATATTGATGGTACTTTAGTTTCACACTGGGCGGCTCAGTTTAACGGCTGCGGTGGTTACTCTGTAAATATGCCATGTATAGTACCTGCAGGATCTACTTACCAACTAGCTAATATGGGCGGTGGTTCTCAAGGTTGGTACGAATTATATTAAGGATAAAAATGAAACACTACAAAGATGCTCAAGGTAACGTATATGCGTATGCGGCAGACGGTTCTCAAGATCATTTAATAAAACCCGGACTTACACAGATCCAATCTAATGAAGTGCAAACTTTAATAGACGCAAAACAACAAACTGAATTTAACCAGCAAGACTACTACCGTAAACGCTTATATAGCTATCCGGAATTGGGTGAGTTTGTTGACGCTTGGGTTAAGAACGACCAAGCTGCATTAGAAGAATACCGTAAAAAATGCTTAGAAGTTAAAGCTAAATTTCCTAAACCAGCGGGCTTTTAATGCGTACAGTACTAAAACAGCTTTTAACTGGTAAAGATAATCAGACCTATGATTTAGCTCGGGTTACTTGGCTACTTGGGTTTGTTGCTGTTATTGGTTTAGCTGGATATGAAGTAATGCATGGCTCGGTTAATCTAAGAGAACTAGCTGAAGCACTTGGTATTGTGTCTGGTGCTAGTGGCGCTAGTGTGATGATGAAAAAAGATGCGGAGCCACAGTAATGTGGGGGCTTATTAATGGATATCTTTCTTACATCAAAGCTTTCGCTATTGGTATTGTTCTTTGCGGTATTTTTTATGCTGGGTTTCATTTGGGTAATAATCGATATTTGGAATACAAGGCAAGTGTTGAAGCAATTGCCAAAACGCAAGAAGCCCACATCGAATCAATCCAAGCACAACACGAACTAATTAATCAGGGAATCAAAAATGAATATGAAGGTAAGCTCGCTGCTGTTAAGTCTTTTTATAGTCGGGTGCAGCTCAACCCCAGTAGCGGTCCAATGTCCGGCATTTCCCCAGCCCCCAAAGGAACTAATGCAGAAACCGCCTACCCAATACTTGCTGGACAATGCGCTNAAACAACCCTCCAAGTAAACCTTTGGCAGGAATGGGCTACACAAAACGGGTTAATTAAATGAAAGATAATTTTGCAGATGCTTTAACAGCGCTTTTAATTCACGAAGCAGGATTCGTTGATAATAAAGATGATCCCGGTGGGATGACTAACCTTGGAGTTACTGCCGCAACTTGGGCTATGTGGGTAGGTCATGATGTAAATGAAAAACAAATGCGGGCTTTAACGCCATCAATGGTTGCGCCGCTATATAAAAGAAAGTACTGGGATGCTTGCCGAGCTGATGAGCTTATATCTGGTCTTGACTACGCTGTTTTTGACTANGCTGTTAATTCCGGGGTCGGGCGTGCNATTAAANCTTTGCAAAATTGTGTCGGGGTTGCTCCTGATGGCGGTTTTGGTTCAACTACTATGGCTGCCGTAAGCCAGTTTAAAGGTGATGCAGCTAAGACACTAATTGAAGAATACTGTGATAGTCGGTTACAATTCCTAAAGTCCCTTAAAACCTTCCCTATATTTGGTAGAGGTTGGGAAAAGCGGGTAAATGAAGTTAAAGCCATGTCACTAAAGATGCTAGGGTAATCCCGTATGCCANTACAAAAACTACAATTTAGACCCGGACTTAACCGAGAAGGTACTGACTACTCCAATGAAGGTGGTTGGTATGACGGGGATAANGTNCGTTTTCGTTCTGGCTTTCCNGAAAANATTGGTGGTTGGCAACAAATTACAAACAGCCAGTATAGTGGCGTATGCCGTTCTTTATGGGTTTGGGCGAGCGGTGATGCAGGTGTAGGTAACGTCTATATTGGGTTAGGGACAAATACTAAGTACTACATATATTATGGTGGTGTCTATAACGATATTACTCCAATTGTCCAAACTGATGTTCTTACTAATCCCTTTACCACTACTTCTGGTTCTGCTACGGTTACGGTTACTGATGCTTCTTATAATCCAAGTGTTGGTGATTATGTTACTTTTTCTGGAGCTAGTGCTGTAGGCGGCTTAACTATTTCTGACGATTATGTTGTTGTTACTGTACCTACTTCAACTACCTACACAATTACTGCAGCTACTACAGCCTCATCAACTGCTACAGGTGGCGGCACAGTTACCACACAATACGAATACCCTACTGGAAATACAGTTTATACAATTGGTACTGGATGGGGTGCGGGTCCTTGGAGTCGTGGGACTTGGGGGTCTGGATATTCTACTGGTATTGGACAACAACTTCGCCTTTGGTCTAATGATAACTATGGGGCTGATCTTGTTATTGCTCCTCGTGGCGGTTCTATTTTTTACTGGCAAAATTCTAATGGGGTCGGTACCAGGGCACAGTATTTAAGCAGTATAGCTAACTCAACAACAGCTTTAACAGATGCTTCTACTTTTGGTTCTGGCGCTACTTCTATTACTGTATCTTCAGCCGTGGCGCCAAGCGTATATCCTTATATGGTAATTACAGGTTCTAACTTACCAGCAGGTACTAAAGTAGCGTCTTCATACATTACTGGTGCAACAACAGTGCCAATTACAACAACCACTACTGGCGCAAGTTCTGGCAACTATAGCTTCTCTTATGCTGGATCGTTTATACCCACGGCTACTTACCAAGTTATTACTTCAGCTATTCAAGAGTTTATTATATGTTTTGGTGCCAATTCATATGCACCTAATAACGCAGCTACAACGTTTAACCCAATGTTAGTTCGTTGGTCAGATCAAGCTAATGCATATCAATGGATTCCAGAATTAACGAATCAGTCTGGGGAGTACTTGCTAACCAACGGCTCATACATTATGACTGCTAGAGCAACTCGCCAAGAGATTTTAGTTTGGACTGATTCCTGTTTATATTCAATGCAGTATTTAGGTGCTCCATATGTTTGGGGTTTCCAAGTACTGATGGATAATATTTCTATCATATCTCCTAACTCAGCTATTACAGTTAATAACGTCACCTACTGGATGGGTCGAGATCGTTTCTACATGTATTCCGGTCGTGTTGAAGTTCTCCCTTGTTCGCTACGTCAATATATTTTTGCCGATATTAACGAAACTCAAGCTTATCAAGTATTTGCTGGCGCAAATGAAGCATTTAATGAAATATGGTGGTTTTATGTAAGCCAATCTAGCGGTAGTGATGTTGTTGATAAGTATGTTATTTATAACTATCTAGACCGTGTTTGGTATTATGGAACTATGGGACGTACTGCTTGGATCCAGACAGGCATAGAACCTTACCCTGTCGCTACTGACTATAATGGAAGACTTTTAAACCATGAAATTGGGTGCGATGATAACTCCACCACTGCAACTTTACCAATTGATGCGTATGTACAAAGCTCTGATTTTGATATTGGTGACGGGCATAACTTTGGTTTTGTATGGCGTATCCTTCCTGATGTAAACTTTAATGGCTCCACAACGAACCAACCAAGCGTAACGATGACCGTAAAGCCTCGTGAAAACTCTGGAACCCCATATGGCGTTGCGGATAACCCACAAGTTCAATCAACTCAGAATTACACTACCATACCTGAATACACAATCCAACAGTTTGATGGTCAGGTCTATACCCGTCTTCGTGGGCGGCAGATGAGCTTCAGAATAGAATCTACAGGTGTTGGTGTAGCTTGGCAGTTAGGTAGCCCCCGTATTGATATTCGCCCAGATGGTAGAAGATAATGACTATTTCAGCATATCAGAACTATAACGGTACGCCGTTAATACCTGCGCCACCTAACTTACTTATTGCCCCGGCGGACTATAGCCAGCAGTACCAAGACCAAATGAATAACGCCCTAAGGCTGTATTTTACGCTGCTAAACAACTTTTCTCAGGCTTTGGCTACCCCTGATTTTGGCATTACAACGCAAAGACCAATAACAAAACAATTAATTGGGCAGCAGTTTTTTGATACTACCCTGGGGTACCCCATTTGGTGGAATGGTAAAGCTTGGGTAAATGCTAGTGGAACTGTAGTCTAAATGATAAAATTAACTCAATTCCATCTAAAGGGGCCTCTATGAGCCTAAAGATAGCAGCAGAACACCTAAAATCGCAAGGCCGAGGCCCTGATACTGAATTAATCCACATGACAAAAGGTGAGATTAGGGGTTTGCGCCAGCTTGCTCAAGCTCATGGTGGAGATTTAACAGTTAACCCAACTACGGGTTTACCAGAGGCAGGTTTTTTAAGTTCCGCTTTACCAATGGTTTTAGGTGCAGCTGCGGCAGCTACAGGTCAAGAATGGGCAGTTCCTCTTGCTATGGCTATGTCTGCTGGCGGTGAATACGCTATGACAGGCTCTTTAACCCAAGGTCTTATGGCAGGTATTAGTGCATGGGGTGGTGGTAACTTAGCTAGTGGTATTGAAGGTTTAGGTGCAGATTCATTAGTTCAAGCTGGAGGCGATACAGGGGAGGCCGCATTTAATGCAAGTCAAACTGCAGCTATGGATGCTGCCCAAGGCCCTGTAGGACCAAGTGAACTAACAAACATTGCCCAAAGCCAAGTAGCTAATACTGCAGGGCTAACTGCAGAACAGTCGGCGGCCTTAAATGCGAACGCAGCTTTTAACCCAGCAGGTACTGCACAATCAGCAGGTATGCTCGGTGCTAATGCTCAAGCTGCAGCAAACCCATTATCTACAATGCAGGCAGGTTTAACTTCTGGTAATTTAGGTTCTTATGCTATGGCACATCCAGGGCAAGTCGGTGCAGTTGCATTGCCTTTACTTGGTTCAGCTTTAACTCGTGCTCCATCATTACAAGGCGGCCCTGCTGCTACAAGTAATACAAGTGGATATGGACAGCCATTGCAGCGTATTTCGCCTGATTTTAAAGGTACATTCCCTACTCCACCAAACCCAGCTTATCAAGCTAAATATCCTAATTATGTGCAAAACCCATATAACCCGTATGCAACTACAGCGCCGACTACTAATATGGCAGGTGGTGGCTTATTAGACCCTAATTCTGAGCCAGTAGATTTTATGGCTGGTGGGATGTACCCGCAGAGTCAACAAAGTACTTCAGCATATGCTACACCAACCCAAATGCCAACTTCAGCACAACAAACGGCAGCTTCATATGAGCCTAAAACAAACCCGCTAACAGGTGAACTTACTGCAAATATGGCTGGTGGTGGTGCTATTGCCTTTAAAACAGGTGATCTAGTTAGTAAATATGACCCACAGTCTTATATGGGTGCTAATAACCCATACGACCCACAAAGTTACATGAAACACGTTGAGGCGCCTACAGCTAGTGCAGCAGACATGAGTGTTGTGCAAGATACCGACCCAGAAACAAGGAATTTGGACGCACTATCTGCAGCTTTAACCCATCAAGCAAAAATCAGTGCAGCAGCTAAAATGCCCTCTACAGGTATTAAGAGTGCATTACCTAAAGCAAAAACATTAGGTTCTGATGTAGCTTCTGACTCTTATATGGCCCAGTTAGCCCAACTACAAAAACAGCAAGCTGCACAACAAACACCAATACAACTGCCTGATGTAGAAGCAGCTAGCGGCGGTATTATGCAAGGATATGCAACTGGAGGTCGTACAACTTTAGGTAGTTATTCTGATGGTGGACACTTATTGAAAGGACCTGGAGATGGTATGTCTGATTCTATCCCGGCTCAAATTGGCGCTAAACAACCTGCACGTTTGGCTGATGGAGAGTTTGTGGTGCCCGCTGACGTTGTTTCTCATTTGGGTAACGGCTCAACTGAAGCCGGTGCTAAGCATTTATATGCAATGATGGATAAAATAAGGAAAGCACGAACAGGGCGTAAGAAGCAAGCGCCTCAAGTTAACGCAACCAAATTTATACCAAAATGACCCAAATTGTTTATGAAGATGTAGATGGATTCGACTTTGTAGAAGACTTTGAAAGACTATTTCCACTACATTATGAAGAGCTTTGTGTAACTAAAGAGTTTCCATACGAGCCTAACTATGAGGTTTACAGGCGTTGTGCGGAAGCGGGAATGTTACGCTGTATTACTTGTAGAGCAGATGGAGAATTAGTTGGGTACATTATATTTTTTGTAACCCCACATTTGCATTATAAGTCTTGTATGACAGCAACAGAAGATATTTATTTTGTTAAGAAAGAATATCGCAAAGGAAGAATTGGTATTAGGTTGTTTCAGTATGCTGAAGATGCGTTAAAACGCCGTGGTGTACAAAGAATTATTGTTAATACAAAAGTGCATTTAGATAATTCACGTTTGTTTGAGTATTTAGGATATAAACTGACTGATAAGTCTTTTACAAAAATGTTAGGTAATTAATATGAGTGGACCCTCAGCACCATCATCGGCGGCACCATCTGCTACTACGGTAACGAATACTAATATTCCGGACTACGCACAGCCGTATGTAATGAATATGCTGCAAGCTGCGCAGTCTCAGATTTTTAACCCTGACATGACTTCGTTAAATGCGTACACACCTTACAGTACTAACCCACAAGATTATGTAGCAAGCTTTTCTCCGTTACAACAACAAGCACAATCTTCCGCAGCTAATCTGCAAACTCCGAGTCAATATGGTGCAGCTACTAATGCCACTCTAGGTACTATGGGTGCGGGTATGAATTTAGCTGGACAAGAAGCTCAGACAGGACAAAATTTAGCACAAGCGTCAACTAATCCAGCAGCAGTTGGTGCTTATATGAATCCATATATACAAAATGCACTAGCTCCAGCACAACAACTTTTAAATCAGCAATACGGTATGCAAGGGGCTTCTCAGCAAGGACAAGCTACTTCTTCTGGTGCTTTTGGTGGATCTCGTAATGCTTTAATGCAAGGGCTAAACCAACAAAACCAAATGTTGGCACAAAATCAATTAGTTGGTAATGCATATCAACAAGCTTTTGGCAATGCCCAAAACCAAATGAACCAAGTATCTGCTCAAGGACTACAAGGCCAGCAAGCAGCTATGCAAGGGCTAGGTCAAGTCGGTTCGCAAGCAGGACAATTGGGTGCATTAGGTGGGCAAGAACTTGCAGCTCAACAAGGCATTATTGGTACACAAGCTACTCAAGGTGCTCAAGAACAGACACAGCAACAGAATATTATTAATCAAGCTATTCAGAATTACGCTACAGCACAGCAATATCCATATATGCAGTTAGGTACTATGAGTTCGCTGCTACGTGGTTTACCAATGCAACAAACTTCTACTTCAGCTTATCAAGCACAACCAACAGCAGTTCAGTCTGGTATTGGACTACTTGGCGCAGGCGCTGCATTAGCTGGCGCTTCTTCTGGTAAAAAAGAAGGCGGTATTATTGGTATGAAGTCTGGCGGGGAAGTGCCAGGTTTCAAATATGGCACACTTATTAATGATGCTCAATTGCAATCAGATGCACAAAACCTAAGTGGACCTCAGTTACAAAAACGTATTGCTGACCCTATGGTAAACCCAGATGAACGCCAAATGTTTCAAGGTGTTCAAGCAGATCAAAACCGACTACGTCAAATTCCTGGTGCAGGACAAGCTATTGCTCAAGCAGGTATGCCACCTGCTCCCCCACAGAACCCACAACAAATGCCAATGGATGCACGCCTATCAGGTATTGCTCAAGGCGGCGGCGGTGCGTTCCAAGGTATGGGCTCTCCAGTTCGCATGGCTGGTGGAGGCATTTTAGCTTTTGCTGAAGGGGATCAAGTAGAAGAACCTACTCCAGCTCCGGGATCTAAAGAAGAGTATTTAGCACAACAAGGCAAATATTTTCAGTCTCGTGGTATTGAGCCAGGTGTTGGCGCTAAATCTAAAGCTGCAATGTCGGCATTAGAAGCACAACAAGCCGCTGAACCAGAAAAATCAGATTTCCAAAAACGCTTAGCTATAGCTCAAGGCTTCTTAGATTTTGCTCAAACTCCTGCTACAGGTCGTGGACTTGCAGGACTACTTAAACCTGCTGCTCATGCTGTCGGTGTTGGTGCTACTGGATATGCCGCTGCTACAGATGCAGCAGAAAAAGCTAAACTTGCTAATGCTCAAAGCCAAGCTGCACTTGAAGAATCAAACCGCAAAGCTGCAGAGGGTGATTGGGCAGGCGCTACTAAGTCTTACGAAGAATCGGAGAAACTTAAGAAAGACCGTGATGTTGAGCAAATGCGTGTAGCTAGTGCAGAAAAAGTTGCTAATATCCAGGCCTCTGTAGTTGGCGCTGCCACTAAGCTAGAAGAAAAAGCTGTAGATGCTTATATGAAAGACCATCCTGGTTCTACATTCTCAGAAGCATACCAAGCGGTTAAAGGTGCAGGACGTGTTGAGTCTAATGATATTGCAGCTATTAAGACAGGTTTAGCCGATGCCCAGGGTCGTTTATTACTAGAACGTGACCCAGAAAAACGCAAATCTATTCAAAGTGAAGTACAGATGTACACTAAAAAATTACAAAGCATTGCAGGTGTAGGACAGCAAGTAGTTCCGCCTGTACAACAATCTTCACTTATAATGGATGGGCATGTATTTCCTGACCAAAAAAGCTTAGATGCTTATAAGGCTGCGAAACAAAAACAAAACGGGTAATTAATGAACCTTAATGAATTAGCTGCTCAGTTCGGTGGTAAGCCAGTCGAAGCCGAAGAGCCTAAGAAAACTGAAGTAAATGAGTTAGCCGCTAAGTTCGGGGGGAAACCTATCGAAGAAAAACCAGAAGCTAACTCACTTGCTGCGCAGTTTGGTGGGGTACCCGTAGATACTAAATCTCCTAAACCTGATGAGCTAGGCAGATACGATGCCGCTAAACAAGAAACTAAATTAGACCCAGAAGAAGAAGCAAGATTAAAAGAAGAATACGGCATTTCCTCCGAGATGGGGAATATTGATTATGCCGCTCGCCTACTTAAACGTGCAGGAAAACAAGCAGCTGTTGGTGTAGAGCAAAGCTACGGCGGTTTAAAACGTTTCGGTAATGATATTCTTGGTTTAGATAACTCTGATAATCAAAAGAACTTAGACCGTTTAGATGCAGTAACAAAAACTATTGGTGCCCCAGAAAACCATGCAGCTCGGTTAGTAGAAGGCGCTGTAAGTTCTATTATCCAACAAGTACCTCTTATCGTTGGGGGTATTGGAGCTGCCGCTGCCGCCCCTATTGTTGGTGGTGCTGCTCTTGCTACGGCTGGCGCTGCTGAAACTATTGCTACTGGTACTGCATTAACAGGAATGTTTGTTCAATCTTTTGGTCAGACTTATGATGAGAGTCGCCGAGAAGGTTTAGATTTAAAAGACAGCACGATTCGCTCTGGTCTATATGGAACACTTGAAGTTCTCGGTGAAAAGTTTGGTTTAGGCGCAGAAATTAAAGCCCTTAAAGCTTCTGCTAAAGGTGTGCCTACTAAAGAGCTTGCAGGGTATTTTGCTAAAGCATTAGCTAAGGAAGTCCCAGGAGAAGAGCTAACTTACGCCGGACAGTTTGCAGTAGACAAAGGTTATGGCATGAACCCAGAAGCTGGGTTACAAGAGTTTTTTGAAGGTGCTGCAGATACATTAGCTGCTACTGTAATACAAGGTGGCATCATGATGGGTGCTGGTGCTGGCGTTAATAAAGGTGTTCAGTCCCTTAAAGGTCACTTAGATGAGAAACAGCAACGTGCTGAAGTTAGAGACATATATAAACAAGACTTAGAAGCCAAAGGCGAGAAGCCAACTAAAGACCAATTAGATACAATTGTCGATAACCACTTCAAAGTTATGGCAGAGCAAACTGCAGCTTCCGAAGAAAATAAAGGAGAAGAAAATGCAGGTACTGGAAATGACACCGGAACAACTGACTCTGGCCTTCAGTTATCTGAGCAAGAAGGAGGTAACGAGTCCGCCGAAGGAACTACAACATCTACCACTGGAAGCTTGGGTGGAGATCAACGAGCTGCTGAGCTTGCTGGAGCAGGAGAAGAGACAAAGCAAAATACATTAGTACCTATATCAAGCCAAGCAGCTAGTGAGGCTAACAAGCTGTTTAATACTAAAAAGACAGAAAATCCTGATGGTACTATTGCTTATGGGCTACCAACTCCAGCAGTTAATAAACAGATACAGGCGTATACCCTAGGTGCAATTGACGCTTCTCATGGTTTAAATAACCCAGAACTTGCGGCAAAATTTAAAGGTAAAGCAAAACAAGCCTATGAAGCGGGTTACGCATATGCTCAAAACTTGGCTGCTTCTAAAACAGAAGAAACAGCGCCTTGGGAAAAACCCGAAGAAAAACAAGCTACACAAGAAGAGATACCAACAGACCAAGAAATGCAAGATGCGGGCTTTACTCAACACGAGATTGCCCAGTTAAAGAAAAATCCTTGGCCTGAAAGATATCAGCAAATAAAACAAGGTTATAGAATGGCTGGGGGCCAATTCCGTCAAATAACCCAAGAAGACGTAGACCAAGTTAAACAAAATAATGTTGCAAAACAAAAAATAAAAGCTGAGAAAAAAGCACAGTTAGACGCGGCTTTTGCAAAAGACCCTAGAGATGGTGTCCCCCAAATACTTGGGTCAGATTGGTATCAAAAATGGGGTTCTCAACAGACAGATGCTGAATACCAAAAGCATGCGTATGAAACATTAGAAAGACAATATGGTTCTGTAGATAGTGGTGTAGCAATGCTAGAACGTAGGTTAGCTGCCGCTAAAAATGAGCAAACTGTAGCACCTAGTGCTACCCCCGAGGAAATAGCTACGCACCCTGTAGCTCAAGAATTCGATGCTTTAGCTGCTCAAAGACAGATGGCACTTGACGAAGGCGACACCGTCGGTGCTAAAGAATTACTGCAGCAAATGGGCAAGATACGTAAAGATTTACCTGAGGGGCACCCTTCTTATGTTGCTCCTATTATTGCAAGACCTAAACTTACTAAAGCTGAACGTAAAGCCCAAGCTAAAACGGGAATAGTTACGCCATCTAATGCGGTAACAACAAGCCCTAAAGAAAACGAGTTATCTCCTGAGGACCCTTTAAGAAAGCCAATACACCCCGAAGTAGAACAAGCTATTAAAGACAATAACTTGAAGGGTGTATTAGATGCCTATAAAACTAAAGGTAGCAAATTCATAGCTGCATTCGCTAAGCGCTTATCTGAACTTGGGCTAACTACAGGCATTTACTTTAACAATGAGAGTGAATTAGTTAAAGCATATTTAAGAAATGTAGATGGGCAAAGGGAAAGATTTTTAGCATTTATTGAAGTTAATTACCCCGATACGTACAAAAAATATTTTGACCCTATAGAACAAAAGTTCACACCCCATGACCCAGAAGCTATCCGAATGCTAGCGTATTATTTTGCATTTATAGGTGCTGGGGGTACAGTTGTAGAAAACGGCAACAAAACAAAAATAGACCTTAAGCCTATAGCTCAAGACTTACATGATCTTGTTAAAATCTATAGTGCCGTCAATAGAACCCTTACAAAAGCAGCGGGGTCTTACTTTGATATTCAAGATGCGATTAGTGTTAATACTAAGTTTGGTACATCAAACCATACAGTTATACACGAGATTACTCACGCTGCTACGCATTGGGCCATTAACAACCCAGATAAGTTAGATGAAAAGCAACGCAGGGCTGTCGGCAATCTTCAAATCTTGTACCAAAATGCTAAGGCTAAGATTAATAAAGGTCAGTATGGGTTTACTGATATCCATGAGTTTGTCTCAGAAGCATTCAGTAACCCAGAATTTCAAAAAGAATTGCAAAAATTAAAAACAACTATGCGCTCAGACCAGTCTATGTGGTCTAGGTTTATTCAGTTAGTCGGGCAAATCTTTGGCACTGATAACGTGCTGTTTCACACAATGGCTAACGCCGACGTTATATTTTCTGCAAACAAAGGTAGCGGAACTGCACCAACTAGCGCAACCATATTTTCTAACCAGACTTCCGATGAGCTACCAACTATTTCAAAAGGCCCAGTACTAGAAGATAATTTTGTTTTAAATCCTGGGGAAAATACAGGGTTCTTTAGTCGTCTAATCAAAGGTCGCATAGGTTGGAAAGATGTTAATAAAGCGAACGTAAAAAGCTTCTTTACCGATGTGAACGACCACTATCGCCAGTATTTATTAGGTGCTTTAACGCTAGACCAACTTACAGATTTAGCAGGCGAAGAGCTCCCACAGTTTAAAACTTATGTACATGAAGTTGATGCGATGATTGCTACTCGCAACCGCATTATGTCTGAAGGCGATAAACCGATCCGTGCATGGTCTGAGCTACTAAAGAATAATCCTGAAAAAGCTAAACAGCTATCGCATATGATGCTTGAGGCTACTATCAACAAGATAGATCCAGACCCGACTAGCCTTGGTTACAATGCTAAAGATTTGCAAAACCACCCTAACCTACAAAAGGCATGGGCTGATTTAGTATCTGGCAAAGATGGTGATATTGCCTTAAAAATATATAAAGAAGTGCGTTCATTCTACGAGCGCCGTATGGAAGAGTACTTGCAGATTCAAGAGCAACGTCTAGTAGAGCGTGAGCAAGCTAGAGGCACCGACCCTAAAGAAATTAAACGCCTTGTTTTTGAGCAACGCAAAGCAATCCAAGAAGATATTATTAGTCCTTACTTTCCGATTAAGCGTTTTGGTGAATATTGGTTACAAGTCGGTAAAGGTAAAGATAAAATCTTTATGCAGTTTGAGTCAGCTTCGGCACGTAACGCTGCTATCGACCAAGTTAAAGAGCATAAGCGCAAGCAAGGCTTTAAAGACGAAGAGATTAATACAATACTACGCACTGGTGAAGGGTTTACCGAGCTTGCTAAGACTAGCCTTTCTGATGTAGCTCAGCTTAATAAACTTAAAGAGCGTATTGATATGGCTACCGAAGAAGTTGCCGCCGACCCTACTGCAGTTGGAAATGAACTTAATTCGCTTCGTGAAGCTATGAAAGATAGCATGGATCAATACGTGCTAGAGATTGCTCCTAACCAAAGTATCCGCAAGATGTTCTTGCATCGTAATAATATTCAAGGTGCGAGTGAGGATATGCTTCGTGCTTTTGCTGAGTCTAGATATCGTATCGCCTATCAACGGGCTCGTTTTGAGCACATGCCGCAGTTGTTTAATGCTGTAGAGGCTGCACGATTGCGTCTAAGAGATATGCCATATAGCAAAGAAACTGCTTTGAGCCGAGCTTTAGTACGTGAATTAGAGCTAAACTTGAAGACTGCAGTTCTTGAGCCCCCAAAACAAAGTGCTTTAGTACGGGGTATTACACAGTTTGGCTTCTTACATTTCTTAACTTCGCCTGCTTCTGCTGTCGTCAACATGATGGCAATCCCAGGAATTTATATTCCATTCGCTAGAGCTAAGTATGGCACTAAGCCTGTTTTGGCTGCGCTTGCAAAATACAATAGGCTTTTAGGAGGAACTGGTTATGTCAATCAAAAAACCGGTAAGTATGAGTTCCTATCTCTAGCACGTTCAAAAATGAGCGAGATGCCTTTACTAGATAAGAGCGGCAACAAAATTTTAATAGACAAAGTAGATGAGACTACAGGGCAAGTTAATAAAGTCCCTATGACCTACGCCGATGCCTATGAAAAAGGGGTGTTACTTGGTGCTATTGATACAACGCTAAGCCATGAGAGCGCACACGTGGGGGATACACCATCTGAAGATTACACTGGTAGATTCCAAAAGTTTATGTATTACGCCAGCTTGCCATTTCACGCAGCTGAAAAGTATAACCGTGAAACTACTTATATGGCAACGTTTGAGTTAGCTTACGCTAAACACATACAGAATCTTAGCCCAACTAAAGCATTTGAAAAAGCTACTCAAGATGCTCGTGACCTAGTCCAGAAGACTATGTTTAACTACAACACAGCTAATAAACCCCGTTACTTCCGTGGTAACTTAATTAGTATTGTGACTCAGTTTAAGATGTACCCCCAGCAGATGACTGCGCTGATGGCTAGGACTTTCTACAATTCTTTGGGTACAGGTATTAAGGCAGATTTAGAAGCCTACGCTGACCAGATTAAATCTGACCCACGCAAAGCCGAATTAATGAAAGCTAAGGAAGAAGAGTTAAAAGCCGTTCGCAAAGAAGCTATTGAATCTTTCTGGGGTATGATGGGTATGACCTTTATTACTGCTGGTTTATCAGGACTACCTATATTCTTTATTTTCTCTGCTTTAGCTTCTGCTTTCCACGCTGCATTCGGGGATGATGACGAGCCATTTGATTCTGACAATTGGTTCAAGAATTGGTGCAACAGACATTTTGGCGGGTTTGTCGGTGACTCTATTTCTCGTGGTGTTTTGTCCCAGGTAACAGGTGCAAACTTTGCAGATCGTATGAGTATTAACATGAGCGACATGTGGTTCCCAAGCGTTAAGAAGAGCCAAGATGAAGTACAGTATTTACAGAACGTGATGACTAACTTAATGGGCCCAGTTGCAGGTGCTGCACTAGGTTATGCTGAGGCTTTGAAACGTTTGAACGATGGGCATTATGAACGGGCTGCTGAAGCCATGTTACCTGCCGGTATTAAGAATATCTTTGTTGGTACTAGGTATTTGGTAGAAGGTAAAGCTTTGACAATGAAGGGCGATACTCTAGATGACAACGTTCCAGCACGAGATGCTTTAAAACAAATGCTTGGTTTCTCTCCAGAAGATACAGCTCAAAAACAAAAAGCTGCTATGGAGATGAAGAACGTTGATATGGAAATTGCAGGTCGTAAAACTGATTTAGAAAATGCTTTCTTTATGGCTATAGACAGTGATGACGCACATATGCAAGAACGAGTACTAGATAAGATTGCTCGTTTTGACCGCACTAATCCTGAATATAAGATTGACGCTAAAGGGTTATTGGCATCTATTAAGCGCCGTTATACACAACGTGCCTTAGCTAATATTACGGGTGGAGTAAGCATTAATAAGAAAGCTATGACTAAGTTAGCACCGATGCTTGGATATTCCAAAGACGAGGATTAAAAAAGTCCCGCTTTTTAGGGCGGGACAAAATATCACTCGAAAGGAGTAGTCGTAACCAAACGAACTACCCCCCGATAATACTACTTAATTCTCCAAATACGCAAGCCATAAACCCCATGTTCTATAACTGCAAGGGATTTAATACGAAATCCTAACCGTCTAGTGGTACGCTTTATCTGAATCAGCGCCTCTTCGGTATCCAAACAAGGGATAAAAAAGGAAGCGCCGACTATAAATTTAGACCACTGTACGTTAAAGTCCAGCCCGTGAATCAACATCAGGTGCATTCATTGCAGCAGTTATATAGGTCTCAGTATCCAAGAAGTTTTCTGCTTCTAGATTAAATACATAAGCATCAATTGGTGGGGATTGCAGCTTAGTTCCCTTAGATAGGCGTTTTTTAACTTGACCTAAATAGATATTATCTACTTCTAAACCCTTAAGAATGTCCTTCAAAGTAATCTGTTGTTTAGCGCAGTAGGTACGTAATTGCTTAGCATTAATATACAAGCGCTTATCATCAGGTTCAATCCGTACAAAGAGGTCATTGAACTTAGGCTCAACAATGGGTAACTGCTCCATACCAGACCTAGCATCGGCTTTGCTATTAATTACTAAGGTAGATGCACGGTGCTCATTCATAAACTCACCAATAACACTAGCTTGGTTAACTGCAGCTGGCGCTTTTACCTCAGTTCGCATAGCTTGTAATTCCTTAACTAGCCAACGATATACACGACCAATATCAAAGTCAGGGATAATGCCTAAGTCTTTAGCAAGCAAAGCTCCAGCAATATTACATGCAGCCGTCGCCGACCAAAAACGCTCACGGCTTGTAAAGTTTACTTCTTCATCTAGCTTTTTCTGTACTTGGATTACGGTATCCACTGCTGTCTCTAAGTTCGCTACGAGGTACTTAATATACATATCTCCAGCATGCCCATAGTTAGAGTAAAGCTCATTAAATATAGCATCGGCTTCTTCCTTCGTTAAGGCCTCAGTTACTTCAATCCTGTACTCTAGTAACCGCATGAACTCACCGTCCGGGGTAGCCTTGATAGAAGCTAGCTTATCGTAGAATGAAGCATTGGAACTACATAGAGCTATAGTCGCCCACTTAGTAGCATTAATTCGCTCAGCATTGTCATGCTGCATCATACGGTTTTTACCACGTCCTTGAGAAATGCTATAGGCTAGATCAGAGAAGTTGTCTCCTGATAGCTTAGTAATCTCATCAATCGTTACAGGTAAGTTATTCATAATACCTAAACGGTGAACCATAGAGTTCATAGTGTCTTTCCATTGGAGCATTAATTCCTCAGGATGACCATATACACTGTTACACATCTTAAGAACTGTAGATTTGCCTGTACCTGATGTGTTATTGACTAGGTTAATAATTGCACCTTTTAAGTTAAGGTGTTTAAGTAAGGGTGCCCCGAAAGCGGTAAAGAAACCAAAAGCATGTGGCTCAAAGCTTGGAGCGTTATAAATATTAGCCACGGACTGCCATGTAGTCAAGTCCCCTGTAGGTTTCATATGGTTCGCTAAGCTACCAGTAGCACTTGAAGGGGGGCTATATCTCGAGCCTGTTGCACTAATTTCTTGATCTCCAAGAATAAATGTACTATCGTTATCTGCCCAACCAAATTGTGTTCTCATCATTTCCACCTTATCTTTAAATTGCATTTCCTTAATTGACATAATGATGTAGTGCATTATGTTATCCATTTGTTTCTTGGGAGCTGCTACACCATACCAAGCTAACTTTTCACGCAACCGCTCATAAGTTAAAGCATCTGTCTGTGGCATAGCAAACTCACGCATACCATCCATAGGCAAGTGCAAACGAATCCATACTGTTTCTCCCTTATTAGGATCAAACAAACGCTTAACTACATATAAATCATGCTCATAAACTGTTGTCGGCCCATCGCTATCTTCGTCATCTTCATCCATAGCACGCTTAAATACACCGCCATTCTTACCTCTAAAGTATGGGAATGGATACTCTGGGATTTTAAATACTTGGGTTACACCCTCCGGTGTTTCCTCGATAATTGGATCGTCTTTTGGCGCAGTCGCAATTTCAGAACCAAGTTGAATCGGCGACGATATCGAGCCCTTGTGCTGGCATTCCTTGCAACCCTCAGGATTAAGCTTTTCAAATGTAGCACAGGTATAGGGACCTTTTGTTGACGCTGCTTTCCTCTCCGTCTGATGCGCATCATATTCCGGATGATTACTCGATATGATGTGAATAGCCTCGTCTGCATCAACGCACGCTTGAGCAATAGATAATCCTGCTCTCCATAGTGGTTCCTCAATAGTTTCTTGGTTAAGAGCAATATGCTCTAACTGTGCGCAACCCTTACCTTCTGTAGTCTTAATCATAATCGTACGGAAACGGCTCTGACGATTACTAAACATAGCTTGTGACATTGCACTAGCTTGGCGAGGAATATAATCAGGAGCAATTAAAACTCCAATGATCCCTTTAATATCCTCATAATCATACTCGGGTGCAATAGCCAAAAGCTCTACTGGTAGCGGTGGGTCTTGTTTAAAGTTAAGTGTCTCAGGCACACGAAGAATAGATGCGCTCTCTGCAGTACGTGATGGGTCAGCTCTAAACTGATGCTCTTCACACAAGGCTTTAATGCGGTCGGCGACGGGTTTCCATTGTGCACGAGAGATAGTATCAGTTAGTCTCCAATAAGCATGAACACCCCTACCCGAATTTACAATCGTAGGTAATGGCAATCCTGTCTTATCACAAAATATCTTAAGCTCAGCAATACCGGTCTCTTGGTCTAAATAACCTTTGCCAGTTAAATCCTTGTCAACCCCACAATCTACGTCAAGCCAAAAAGACTTAAAGTAGGTGCTATTCTTTTGCGTACGACCATCAGCATCATTCTCATACTTTGCACAGGCAAAATACACATCATATTTTTGGGACAACAACTTTGTAATCTCATCTTCAGCTTCTACTAAAGTCTGTACAAAAACTTGTCTTGGATGCCCCTCTTGTTTTAAACCGACAATGCAATACCACCCTTGTGGAGATAGTACTGCTGTCAATAAATCTGTCGTTGCCATATCACCTCAAAATCCGAAGAAAGGAAGGGCAGCAGGGGATTCGGCATCTCCCTTTTCGCTCCGTCAAACTAGCTGCCCTGGGGGTAAACTACTTACCTAAAAGCTCTTGTATTCTCTCTACTTTATCCTTGTGGGGATTTGCTTTGCCTGTAAACCACTGATAAATCGTCATACGACTTACGCCTAATACTGCAGCGACTCGTGCAACTTCAATATCATTAGCAATGCAATACCGACCAAGCTTAACCCCGATGCTCTTGGGGTCAGCGGCTTTATTGGCTTTTACAAGGAGGTAGCTGTAGCCTCGTAAACTCATGCTGGCTCTTTACCCCAGTCACCCATAATTGCTTTTAAATCTTTCTTAGGGGTTGGCTCTGCGGCTTTCTTCTCAACACGTTTCTTAGGTTCTGCTACTTCAGGTGCAGCTTCTTCTACCTGTGGTACGTTCTTAGGTATATGAGCTGGTGCAACTAACTTAGGTGCATTCTCGCCTGTTGGGTTTTTAGGAACACTCATTTCTACAGCTTTAACTGCAGCAGGTGTAGCACCTTGCTTTTTAGCAGTTTCCCATTGCTCTTTTGACAAGAACTTCAAAGGCTTAAAGTACAATTTAGCTGTATCACTATCTTCATCAAAGCGCATCTCAGTAGATAAAGTATTTAAGTTATAGCCTTGTGAGCCTACATACTTAGCATATTGCTCAAACGGCATATGGTTTAAATCACCCTTACCAAAAATAGATTTGGAAGCTAATGTAAGCTGGTAAATGTCTCCACCAATATCATCGGCGAGAGCAACAGCAATCCTACGGAAGTGACGGCATGCACGACCACCACCTTGACCAGAACCTTTTACGTTCTGTGGGCACTCACCACAATTATGGTGCTGTGGTTCTTGGATAGATGCATCAGGAGTTACGCCATCAGCAGACCAGCAATCAGGAGGGCCAGCTTTTTCTTTGGGGTTATATACGCCCTCATAGAATGTGCGAGATACATCTTTAGCAGCATTAACAATAACTACATTCAAAGTATCGCTATTGCTAGTGAGGATTTCCTCACCGTTTACAACCATACGGAACTTGCCGCCACGCAAAGAAATACGCTTGCTACCACCGTTACCAACTAGGGCTTTAGTAACTGCATCTAACTCTACGTCTTTTAGATAGTCAGGTAAGTCTTGGTTAAATAAAGTAATTTCGCTCATGCTACTACCTCTACAGTTGTTGATCCAGTTAGATAATCGTGAAACTTTTGTGCTGTTAATATTACAGCGTCAATGCTATTAGCATCAGGTTCATCCCATTCGATAGCACTCTCATGCGCTTTAATAGCTAAATCAAGAGTCATTGCTTTTAGTTGGATGTCATTTGGGTTCATTTACTTCTCCTTACAGTTATCGAGTGTTCTCTATCCACATTTAGCCCCTGTGGAAGAATGTCGGGGTTTTCTTCTAAAAATTGTTTAATATTTGTTTGCTGAATTCGCTTCTCTAAAAGCTCAGGCACATGATGCTCGAACATAAACTGATAAAATTTCTCCCAGTCGTTCGTCCAATAACGAGTTTTAATAGATTGCATAATTGTGCCATGCGGCGTTTTAATACTTGATGCCCCAGTAGCTTTGCATGCTTCTAGCATGTGTTGTTCTAGCGTGTCTAACTGTGCATCGAACTCAGCTTCTACTTCAGCAGCTTTCTTTGCTGCATCTGCTTTGGCATCACGTATCTTTATGTAGACCTCAACGAGTTGGTCTAAATTTGTATCTTCCATACTATCCTTTCAAGATTTGTTTTTACAGATCTAATGTCTGTTAGACAGATACTACAACAGCTTATTTACTTTGTCAAGCCCCTTCAGTAACTTCATTGTTATAAAGGTCGATCAGTTTATCATGGACTTCTAATTTTGTTTGAAGCATTGCATACAGTCTTGCTTCTACGGGAGAACCCTTAATATGCACAATAGTCATTTTGTTTTTCTGACCTTGCCTATCAATACGTGCATTAGCTTGAAGATAAGTCTCAATAGAGGTAACAGGGGAGTACCAAATGATTGTGTCTGCTGCGGTTAACGTAACACCATGTGCAGCTGCTTGTGGTTGAATTAAAAGGACTTTTGGATACTCATCCTCTTGAAACCGTTTAAATATTTCCGTTCGCTTAGAGACCGGAACCCCACCATTGATGATATCGGACACAATACCTGCCCCTCTCAAATGCGCACTGAGCAACTCTATTGTATGAGTGAATGGCACAAACACAAGTACCTTATTGCTTGACTCTTCTATTACTTCTGTTATAACCCGAAGGCGATTAGTAACATCGAACTCAACAACAGACCCACTATCAGTATATACAGCGCCACCAGAAATCTGAAGAAGTTTATTAAGATTAACAGCAGCATTGACGGTACTAATTTCTTCGCCGTCGGCGTGCATAAGCATTTCTTTTTTAAGCAGCTTATAGTATTTTTCCTGTTGGGGGGTAAGGGGGGCATCACGGAATACATGTGTAACCTCAGGTAAATCTAAGCAATTTTCTTTAGTGAACCTAATGGCTGGCTGTAGTGCTTTAAAAACAGTCTCACTTGCATCAGGTCTTGGTATCCATTTGAACTTGCTAATGTTGACCATAGTCTTATCTCTGAAAGCTCCGAAGAACCGAGGGACATTCCCAGGCACACACATCTTAGCTAATCCGAAAGCATCAGTAGGACTTTGAGCGGCAGGAGTTCCAGTCATCATCCATAACCAAGTATTTTCTGTAATAAGTTTATTGAGCGTCTTCCATCTTGCAGTAGTTGGAGTTTTGTATGCGTTCGCTTCGTCTACAATAATTAAGTCAAAGCCCCCATCAGCGATAGCATCAGCAACAATCTCTACCCCATCATAGTTAATAATAACGAAGTCGGCATCACTCTCTATGATAGCTCTTCTTTTAGTGCGGTCTCCATAAGCTACGGCTACTTTTCTATGAACAGCAAACTTAAATAAATCTGCCTGCCATGCGGACTGCATAATAGAAAGGGGGCAGATAATTAAAACCCTACGAATTATTTCTTGTTCCATAAGGCAGTCGGCTGCCCATATAGAGGAGGCTGTTTTGCCTGTACCTTGCTCGTTAAAGCAGAAGGCTCGTTGGTTAGTTGCTAGGAATATTGCTGTTTCACGTTGGTGCTGCATTGGCGGGTAAACCCCAGGCCAAGAGTATACGTCAGGTTTTTCCATTTTTAGGTTTGTTTTTCTTGACTGTATGGTCGGAGTTTCTACTAAATGACCGATTGGCACTAGCGGATTTAATCTTAAGGTTGGATGGGGCGTTTGTTCCGCCTTTTGAAAGAGGGATAACATGGTCAATATCCTTGCCCTGCCTGTCCACACCCTTCTTGTCCATCGCATAGCGGGCTCGTTCCCGAGCATTGCGGGCAGGTTGTTCCCCCCGAGCTTTCTGCTGTTGGTACTCTTTCTTGTACGGTCTTGGCTTGTTCACGTAAGGCATATTGACCCCTTTCTTTATAGTAGATGTACACGGCGCCATCACCTAATATCACATATTTTGGCATATTTTCGGGGTTTTCGCCATAAGTTTCTCTAATAAAGTCTTCTAAATCAAGGCTTATTAACCCTGCAAAAGGGATAGGTTCGTAGTTATCAATCATATAGAGGGCTATTCCAAAAACGACTTATGTTAGATATACCAATTACATCTAGTTCATTAGTATCAATAATCTTACCTTCTGCGGTAGGCTTTTTGTATGTCGTTCGCCAAGTAACAAAGATAGTCTCAGGGTGCTCACATTTCTTTTCCTGCATCATTTGGATTTTGTACCCCCTAGTGCAATCCATGCAGTAATTATTAGTATCTGTTGGTCGTCCTGTTTGAATCATTATATGCATATACTCATTGTATTGCTCAAGATTAGTAAAGCATGGAGGATACCAATTTGGGTTATACGGTTTAATACTAATGATATGTCTATCACTCATTATTTTTCCTTTGCTAATATCTGCGCTGCCATATGTATTTTTCCATCAAACCAGCGACGAACCACATAACTGCGAGCCACAGAAATGATTGTATAAAGTAGCCCCATGTAAAAGTTGTTAGCAAGAGTAATATTGAACCCAAAAAGAGGAAGGATAAGAAGATTAGCAATAAAGTTAATCCCAAAACCAATAAAGACATTGATACATGCTTCATAAAAACTCCCTAGTTTAGTTTGCCTCATTTTTCACTTGCCTTTCTTAGTATTGCTCTAGCAAATTCATGGATTTCGTATAGTCTTTTTTCACCAAACGGCTCGCTGACTTCCTTATATACCTGACTTATTTCCTCATCTGTTAATGTAAACTTTAAGTCAAACAATTTTTTTGCTTCCAAAAGATTTTCTTTGTATATTTCAGCTTGTTTTTTCCAATGTTCTGCGTTCATTTCTCACTTGCCTTTCTTAGTATTAAAGAATAAGTAATCCACATAGCCAACCACAAGCAAAGCCAGCGATAAATAAATAATATTCAGGTTTCATTTCTCTTGTGCCTTTAAAAGTATTGCTCTAGCAAAATCAATTACACCTGTCTGCCAATCCATATCTAAATGCTTTTCAGATAATTCTTGTATTTCCTCATCTGTTAGTTCTTTTGTTTCTTTTCCAGCATCAAACCCATATTGCCATCCCATTTCAATAAGCAATAGTTCGTCTTTTGTATATGCTTTAGTGCGTGGTTCGCCATCCTCTAACCATTGACCAGCTTTCCATTCTTCAAATGTTTTGTATATCATTCTTGTGCCTTTCTTAGTATTGCTCTAGCAAAAGTAACCAATGCTTCTGCATCATGCTCCAACAAAAACACATCGGTGTCTTTTGATATTGCTAAACCAGCTTTGAAAGATTCATCCATTATTTCCTCATCTGTTAGTTCTGCTTTATAAGACACATATTCCCCAGCCATGTGACTAGCAGTTCTATCAAACGATTCGTCTTGTTCTTTTGCTGGATGGGATTCCAAATACTTAATCTGCTCATTAGCGTGATACAAGCCTGATTTAAGATTATCATTTTGCGTTGCCATCAAGTTGTATTGCCGTTTCC